CCGCAATATCATCCCCAACCATCCCTGGTTGTCTAACAATCCAGGTGACATACTCATGCAAAACGCTTCTCAGAGCGAGGTTTGGCCAGATAAGTTGCATCAATGATGCTGTCCGCAAAATAGACGCAACTTCCTGAAGGCGCGAACTTTTTGGCGCATGATACCGCCAACAATCCAACGCCCTTTGTCCCTTCAAACATGGACAGAACCGTCCGTTGTAGACAACCGCAAAACAACTCAAAAATGACAGGTCAATGGGATCCATACATTTCAAGTGCTTAAGCTCAACATTTAAGTCGCGCATTCGCATCAAGAAAGTGGGATCAACCTCAGTAGTCACTGAGGCGACTAAGTCGTCTCCAAAAGTCTTGAAGAAGACATTGTCACCAAAAAACTGCATCGTCGCTGTCGGATGCGCCATTTTAAAGGCGTAAGCGACAAACAAGATGTTAGCGATAGTGTTATCAGCACAAGTGTTAAACTGACCACTAGGATTACATCCACGTTTCTGGACCAAGTCACCATCCGGCAACAAAATCACAGTGTGAACAACATTCCAGTAGTACCAGTAGATCGAATCCTCGATCTCTTTCGTCAACAATCCCGCCTGTTTATACCAATTAGTGCGGATCTGTGCGATAGTCCACAACATGTTTGTGAACAACGCGGTTTCAAATGCAGAACAGTCAGATTCTAGCCCAATAGGCTTCTGACTCAATTCCTGATAGAGCCAATTCCACTCTCGGAACGGATTTATTCCAAGCGCCAAAGGCGCCAAGTACCGTAGACCAGACATGCTATCGTTTTGTTCACGAAAGAGTCGGACCCCCCAATAGTGGTGCTCTAGAGGCATCACAATGAAAACACGCAATTTGCCTGAAGCCAGTTTTTCGAGCTCTTTCAGCTCGTCTTTACCAGCAGCAACAGCGATTACAACACCATCATCTCTGACGATGTTGAGCAAATATCCATCTAGCCACTCTTTGACTGGAGAGCCCAGCTCGATGGTCAAATCGCCG